CATCGCCGTCGATCACGCAGTCGGTGTAGATCTTGGTCGAGCGGCCGATAGACGTCGCGGGGTCTTCGTTCGTGGTCTGAATGTCGAATGTCGGCAGCAGACCGGTATTCTTGTAGTGCTCCATCAGCTCGTCGAAGATCTCCGTCACCTTGTAGACGACCATGGAGAACTTAATGCTCGCGCCAACTGCCTTGACGCCCTTTACCGTGCGGCCCAGCGCCGGTACTTCCTTGGTCTCCACGTTCATCTTGCCCTCAAAGCTCTTTGCCATCAGACAGGCGTAGCGGCTGCCGTCAATGGTGACGTAGGCCGTCGCCAGCTTGGCGGACGGCGCATCATTTGCAGGCATATAAGCCATACCTTGTTCCCTCCTTTACGATACGGTGACGGTCATGTACAGCTTTGCCATCGCACACACGATGGTCACGGCGTCCTGCACCGCAACGCTGTTCTTGGCGTCACCCTGCTCAACCTGCACATCGTCCGCCGAGAAATTCTCGATGGCCCGCAGGTCCTCGAGCTGCTGGTGGTGCTTTACGATGTCGTTCCACAGGCTCACACGGCCGGACGCATCGTTCGGCACCTTGCCGAGATAGCGCGTGTTGAACAGCACCGCAATGTCGTTTGCGATCTGGTCCATAACGCGGACGCACTGATTGTCGCCGAAAATCTCCTTGCTCTTGCCCTCGGTGTCGGACACAAAGCTGTTGATGTCCGAGAGCACACGGGTTTCACCGCTGACATTGTGCATCGCGAACACGCCGGAGCGAATAAAGCCCTCCAGCTCACTCTGCTTGTAGTCAGTACCCACGGTATAAGCGCCGTCGTACTTGACGTTCAGCAGGCTCTTATTGATGGCACACGCCGCCTCCGCACCGGTCACCCAATACACAAGGGACGCCTCGCTTGCGCCCTCGTCCAGCACACGGTTCTTGACGTTGATAACACCCTCGTAGTCGGCTGCCTTGTTATGGAGCACGCACTGGAACTTCGCACCGACGTCCTCACGCATGCGCTTGACGAACGCAGCGTACAGGGACTTGGTGGTTTCGTCGGTCGTGACAACGCCCATCGTGTTGTAGGTGTACGGCTCAATCTTGTCCAGATATTTCTGGTGGGCCGTACCGTCAACAGTACCGTTCGTGCCGCCAGAAAGCGCCGTACCTGCCGTTTCGGCAAGCGATGCAGAATCCTTCCAGATAACGTAGTCATTGTCTACGAGGTCTGCCGCCTTTGCAACGCCGGTCTGTGTGTCAACAAGGGTCGTGCCGAGATACAGGCTGACGTCAAACTTCTCCGGTGCGTCTACATTCGCGCCGATCACGACCTTGAGGTCGTTGCCGCGTACACCGCAGCACTTCGCCGTAGCGTAGGTGTTCGCCGCCTTTGCGCCTGCGCTGGTCAGCTTGTAGGCGTACAGCGTGCGTACCTTGTCCATCACCTCACGCAGACCCTTGAGCTTGTCGTGGGTGAACGGATAGCCGAAAATGGCAAGGCTGTTCTTCTGGAAGTCCGCCGGTGTTACCTCGAACACCGCATTATCCGTGCCCCAGTCCAGCTCAAGCGGCATCGTCGCAATACCGCGGTCGCTGAGGTTGGCGCTTGCCCTGCTTGCCGACACGAAATTGATGTAGCTGCCGGGCAGCACCTTGTTCTGCGTGGTAAAAATACCGCCGCCAAGTGCCATATCAGGTCACCTTTCCTTTCTTGTATTTGTTGATGCGGTCCTGCACTTCCTGCACGGTGCAATACTCGTCCGACGCGATCAGCGCACAGATGAGGTCACGTTCGTGCCGGAACAGCTCGGAATACAGCAGCGCATTCCGAGAGAACCGCGGTTCGTTCTTGGTTTTTCTGGTCATAGTTACTCCTTTGCGCTCGTCTGCGTGGTGACGGACTGCATTTCGGTCTGTTCCTCCTCATGCAGTACAAAGCCGTCATAGCTTGCGGTGACGGTTAGCATACCGTCGTGCGGCGTGCCGGTGATGTCCTTGCCGTGCAGCAGACGACCGTCCACCTCGATGGTTTCCAGCGCCTCCAACAGACGTTCAAGCACGTCGTTGATTTCCGCGCTGTCGCCCTCAACACGAGGGAAATACTGCACAGAAAACTGACTTGTCCGTGCATATCTCCTGCCGAGGTCAACGCCGCGCGTACCGGACAGGCACGAAACCAGAAAGCACGGTTCCTGCAGCCCCTGTGTTACGCGGTCGGTGTAGATCTCGTACCCATCGCCGAAAGCGTTGTAAACGGCGGTCGAAACCGCGCTTGTGATTGCTCCAATGGTCAACTGAAACACCTCCGCAGATAGTCTGCCAGCTTGCGTTCGAGAATACGCGGCGCCATGTCCTGCACCTCTTTTGCGCTGAGTGTCAGCATGAACTTACCCTCCACCCAGTTCTTGTGGTTTGAAGTACGGTGTCCGTACTCCACATAGGAGGCGTACTCGACCGGATTGATGATGTCGATAATGAAGTCGCTGCCGACACGCTGCACAGAAAGGCTTTCGGCGTAGGCCTTGGCGTTTGCGTTCTGTCCGGCCGTCCAGCCGCGGCGGAGCGTACCGCCGGTCTTGCCCGATGCAGGCTTGACCCAGACGGTGTACTTCTCGCCTTTCTTGTGCTTTTTGCCGTCACGTTTGGCAATGCGTGTCTTTTGCGTGCGATAATCGCCAACTGGCGTGCGTTTGATCGCTTTGGCAAGCAATCTGGCGGCAAGCTCTTTCGCACAGGCGTTAAAGAACTCGTCCGTCTGGTCGATCTTCGCAAGTTGCTCCTGCAGGCGGCGCAGACCATCGTAGTTCATGCTTACGCTTGACCGTGCCACTACGCCCACCCCCGAAAAGCCTCGAGCACATACTCGGCGTGGGTGTCGTACATAGCCGCCATGCCGGAACGCGCGTATTCGCCGGTAACTCCGTTCTGCGTAACCGTGACGCGCGAACCCTCGAGTATGGTCACCTCAGGCGCGCAGAACAGCTTGACGCTCTGCGTGAGCGCCGCCGTATCGCCGTCCCCCGCCGTAGGAGAGGTCGTGAACGACAGCCGGCAGGGCTGGTCTGTGACTGTCTGTACCTCGGCAAAGCCGGTGCTGTGGTCATCACGGGCAACTTTCTGCCGCTCGGTTACGGTGAACGTGCCGGTGTAGCCGCGCTCCAGTGTTTTGCGTACACTTACCACCGCAGTTTTCGGAAGCATAACAGATCCTCCTCTCCCGCGGTCAGCAGGCTGCTGATCAGCGCGGACAGACGCGCACTGTCCGAGGCATCGGCGGCAAAGGTGACGCTCGTGTCACCCTCGCTCACCGACTGGACAGCGTTTGTCAGGTCAAGGCTTTCTAGATCCAGCTTGCCGGACGCATACGCCGCACTGAGATACCCGCCACAGGTACGGTCTACCCATACTTCAGTAAGCTCTGCCGGAATTTCCGTGCGATTAATCTGGTTCTTGATGTGGTTCTCCACCTTTTCGATGCAGAACTGCACCGCCCATTCATCAGGAGCAGTGCAGCCGAACGACGCAAGCCGCTGCAATACGCGGTCCAGAATACCGTCCATGGCGTTAACCCTTGGAAACGATCTTTGCCAGGGCGATGGACTTGTGCGGGATTGCCTTCTTGCCATCGTTGATGATCGACCAGTTTGCACCGGCAGACAGGTCGTCGTTGGTAGCCGATGCCGTGATGGACGACGGCTTTTCAAACGAGATACCCTGCACGCCGCAGATAAAGCCGTCGCGGACGTAGAGCGTATCCTGACCGCCGTTGGTCTTCGGATCACGGCTCATCTCATACGGCACAGCGTCGCCGATGTCGTCCAGAATGATAGAGCCTTCACCGAGAACGTAGGTGGTATACTTAGTGTACGCCGGAATGTTCTTAGACTGGTCCTCTGCAACGTCCTCAGTCGGCATACCGTCGTCTACGAGCACCAGACGGCCGTTCCAAGTGCCGAGCGACAGATCGCGCTGGATACCGTCCTCGTCGGTGTAGGTCATGTACTTGAGCAGACGCAGGTTCTCGAGGTTCGTCGCCACTGCGCTGTGCATGATAACCAGCTTGAAAACGCTCTTGTTGTCGCCGCACGCCTGCTGCATGGCTGCGTTCAGCGTGGCCGCACCGACCATAGCCTCGTCGCCGGTCTTGCCGGTGATGTCGTACACATGGCTGTCGAGGAACGCCTTAGCGGCGCTCTTCTGGATTGCCGAGCCGGTCGAGGTGCTCATAGCGAACACGCCGGACAGGATCGCCAGCAGCATAGCCTGCTTGACCTCCATCTTGTAGTCCGCGATCTGTGCGGCCACGTTGTCCATGAAGTTCACGCCTGCAGTGATGTTGGTCGAGAAGTTGCGCTCGGTCCATGCGTCCATACGGCGGGCAACAACAAAGCCCTGCTCGTAAGTGGTGGTTGCGGTGCTGTTGATGTTGGTCGCACCGTCGTTGTTCTGGCTGGTGTCGCCGGAGATACGGCCGAAGTACGGAACTCTTGCGTACAGTGCGCCGGTCTGGTTCGAGAGGGCACCGCGTGCCTGCTCGTTCGCGCCGACTGCGCCGGACTTCGCCAGCTCGGTCTTGGTAGTGTTCGGAATTCGGTTTACATACGCGCCGAACGCCTGTGGGTTGAAAGATTTGCTGTCAAACTTGGTTTCAGCCATTTCGATTTCACTTTCCTTTCATCAGTTAATTTTTTCGTCGGGGTGCTCCGCCATGTAAGCGACAAGCTCCGAATAGGTCATCTTGGAGGTGTCTACCTGATGGTCGCCGTCCTCGTTGCCGCTCTCGCCCGCCTTGGCACCCTTGAGCTTGGGCGTAGAAGAACCGAACAGGAACTTGCTGTCCTCGGCGGTCCGGAGTGCCTTGATCTGGTCCGCCAGACCCTTAACCGTGCCGTCCTCGGCGAGTTCCGCCTTGTCGAGGTTCAGCAGGGCCTTGGCCGCCTTGACGTTCAGTGCACCAGAGCCAAGCAGCGCAGAATTTACTGCGTTGTCCACTTTGAGGGTGTGGATCTCGGCATCATGCTGCTTCTGGCTCTCCTTGGCTGCGTCCTCGAGCGACTTGATCTTGTCGCGCAGGTCGGCAGCATCGCCGGTTTCCTTCTGAAGTGCACCGAGTTCCTTCAGCACATCGGCATGTTCTTTACGCGCGTTGTCGCGCTCTGCAATCACCTCATCAAGGCGTGCCTTGGGAATCATACCCTCGGTATCACCCTTGGCGAGATTCAGCACAGCAGCCGCCAGTGCGTCAGTCATACCGTCCAGTTTCATCAGTTCTTCTTTTTTCATGGTCTTTTCTTCCTTTCACATTTGTTGCCCGGTTCAGTCCGGTGTTTGCGGTCTTTCGGTTTGCGGCGGAAACGCCAAAGCGCCGAAGTGGTGCCGGCAGGGAATTTTGAAATCCCGACCTGAGCGTTAAAAGCGCCCTGCTCTGCCTCTGAGCTATGCCGGCAAAAGAAAAACGCCTCACCGGTTGGCAAAGCGTTTGGTATGCAGTTTTGGGTATGAAAAAACCACCGCAGATTGCTCTTTGGTGGTTATTCTCCGTTGTACTTAGGCGGCCATTCCATATGTGCCATGCGTTCTTTTTCGCGTTCGATGTCTGCATCGATCTCTTCCATCGTGCGGCCAGAGTCTACGACCGGACCGTCATAGTAGAGATCGCCTGGGCGGTATTGCTTTTTTTTCACAGCCTTCTTATCTCTTTTCATAATAAAGCCCGTACTCCTTTGCAAGTTGGTCTAAAGCAGCCAGATGTGCTTCTATATCTGAATGGTATACCCGTTTGCCATCGCTGTCAACCCGTTTTTTATACTTTTCGATTGTTTCGTCAATAAATCGTTGTGTAACAGGTCGGTCCGAGTGCTTGTATACATAAACGCTGCCGTCAGCACAGGCCGCGACACCCAGTTCATACCCTCGCCGAGCAGAAGTCTCAAAATCGCTTCCTGTCGGCGGCGTTCCATCTGGATGCGTATGTATGCCAATCAAGTCGCCTTGATTGTTCTGTACAGCCTTGCGAATATCATCATTCACGCCTACGCCAAATTCTGTTTCATCGGCAATATTTTTACCCAACACCTTGCCCGTCTTGCGCGAAATGATATACAAATCTTCGTTAGCGGTACCGTCACGGTGCGTCAGAGCTGCCCGCGCGTACTTGCACAGGCTTTCGTCAGCCGCGGTATTGCCGGTCATGCCGCGAAATTTCTTCACGTACCCCGGTGCGTTGACTATATCGAAGTTTACGCGGTAGTCGTTCTCTTTCGGTGCGCGCTTATTCGTAATGCCGCGCTCGCTCTTTACCGACCGCTGCGCCCATTCCTCATACGTCATATCCGCAGGCACATAGTACGTTTTACCGTTCTCGTCCCTCGCGGCACGCATACCGTTCTCGTCATTATCCGCGAAATACGGCACAGTGCAGCTGCGGCAGTAAACATGGAATGGCGGTGCGGTAACACCCGGCTCGTAGTCCTTCATATCGAACACCTTGCCGTCGAGGTGGCGGCAGATGTCAGACGTGCGGCTGTCCAGCGTAGCGACGATCTGGTAACGCTCCACATCGAGGTCCTTGTAGCACTGCTGCTGCGCGACAGAACCAAAATAAGCGTTCTCGGTCATCACGAGCCGGCCGGCCTGACTTTTGGCGACGTTCATGCGCTTTGCAATAGCGGCAATGGCATCATCGGGCGCTTTGCCGAGGATGCACATCTGTGTCAGCTCGGAACTCACACTGTCGAGCAGCTGCGCCTTGGACTTCCAGATGCGGTCGGAGAACGTCTGCCCGTCCGCCGTCCACGGTATGTCCAGCAGTTTGTTTACGCGGTTTTCGTCCACCTGCGCCACATCAAAGCCGAGAGAGAAGCCTTTCTGTACCTCAAAGGCGGTGTGGTAGTAGTCCTCTTTCCATGTGTCCGAAAGCCGTTCGGTCAGCCTGTTCTGCTCGGCGGCAAAGGCGTTTTCCGCAGCGTTCTGTGTCCGCAGCTTGAGTGCTTCCAACCGTGAAATATGAAACTTTGCCGAGGCGTTCTCCAGCTCTTTCAGCCACTTCTGCGACACGGCGTTTTCCTGCCCGCGCTTGATGTACTCCTCAATGTCCCATTTCAGCTCGTCAAGCTCGTTCTGCCGCAGCAGCTTCTTGGCTTCCGCAAGCGAAATGCCGTTGTTGTCCGCAAAGCGCTGGTACCAGACGCGGATCTCCTTGTCGATGGCGGCCTGTGCCCGGTCGAAGTGCGGCGCGATCTCGTCAACCGTCAGCCTGCCGCGCTTATTCCGCATTTCTTCCACCGCCGAAAAGCGTTTCTGCCAGTATTCCCGATTGCGCACGCACCGCACCTCCCTTACCCGTTGTTATCGTCCGGCGGCTCGTCGCCTGGCGGACTGTTCTGCCCGAAACCGCCGTACAGGTCAAGATTTGCTTCCTTCTCGGCCGCCAGACGGTCCAGTTCGCCCTGTACATCATCGACCCACGGATGATTTGCCACGATGGTTTCATTGCTGATGACGCCCATGCTGTTCCGGCAGTCCGCGATAGCCGAGGATTCGGAAATCAAAATGTCGCGGTTGAAAATCAACTCGTACGGCTCATTTTCAAAATCTCCGCCGCCGGTGTTTGAAATATGGCAGGGGATGAAACAGATCAGTTCCTCAAACGCCGCCTGATATTCGGTTTCCATGCCGTTCGCATCCAGCTCGATGTCCGAATACATGGACTTGATGTTCATCTCGTTGGCGTTGCCGCCGAGCCGGTCGTCCTTGGCATCGTAGCCCATACAGTTCTCGATAATCGCTTTTTTGAACTGCGCGACCAGCGTCTGATAATTCTCTGCGTTGACCTCGATTTGCAGGGTACGCACGTCACCGCCGCCGGAGCTGTCCGAGCGAACCTTAACTGCACCGTAGGTTGCAAGGTTTCTGCGGAACTCACCGAGGTTTTCGCCGTCGTAGTTGACCAGCACCATGATGGTGTTGCGCGGATCCTCCTGCATCTGGTCCTGCCACTGGCTCTCGATGGCGTTAAGGCCGTCCTGCATGGAGCGGCAGCGCGTCAGCAGCGGCGTTTCGTCTGCGTTGTACTTGAACGCGATGAGAGGGATGCGCTCCCAGTTGTACGGATGCTCTCCCGCCATGATGTATGGTGCGGAGAATGGCTCGACCGGTGTCAGGCTGCCGCCGGACAGCGTGAAGTAGTGAATGCCGGTATCATCGTACACCTCCACGCGGTGCACGATTTTCTCGGTCAGGCCGACGTACTCGGTCATGTCATATACGCGGATGGCGGCGTCAAGGCGTGTGTGCTCCTCATCCGCCCACAGAGGGATAACTTCATAAGGGCGCAGCCGCCGAAACGCCAGAGCGCCGTTCTCGTCGTAATACGGGAACAGCCATCCGATGCCGCAGCACAGCGCGTCGCGGGTGACCGCCTTGATGAGCCGTGCGAACTTCTTTGTCAGCAGGTACGGCCGCAGGGCGTCCACAAACGCCTGATCATCCGAACGAATGACGAATGGCTGTCCGACCAGATAGTTGGCTTTCTGATCGACCAGCTTGCGGAACTGGTTGTCCACAATGCGGCTGTTCGGCAGATTATCCAGCGTAATCAGCTCGCCTTTCTCACCGATGGCCGTACGCTGCTTGTGCAGAATGGCGTGCCTGCCGCGATAGTACAGGTCACCGTCCATCATGTCGCGGCAGCGTTTAGAGCGCCAGAAGCGGTGAATCTCCTGCACGACGAACTGCGCGTCCGTCATGCGCTGATCGGTGTTTTCTCTGCCGAGGGACAGCAAATAGTCCTCGTATGTCTGATCGAATTGGAACATGGCTCGTCCCTCCCTTAGTCGAAGCTGAATGTTGCGCCGCGCATATCGCCCTCGCAGGCGTAGCGCATGGCGTCCATAAGATGGTTGAAGTCGTCAATGGGTCTGCCGATCTTGTTGCCGAAGCGGTCGGTGTCCCAGGTGTAGTTTGAAATCTCGGTGATGAAGTGCACACAGCGTGGATGCACGATGATGCGGTAGTCCTGCAAAAAGTCAATGCCGTTGGCGATACTGTCTTTGCCCTTGCGTGCCGCGCGAATGCGGTACAGGCCAAGCTCGCGCAGGCGGTCGATGGACTTCGGTTCGGCGCTGTCGGCCGTGATGCGCTCTTTAGCGTAGCCCATAGCAGCCACGCGCTCCGCAATACGTTCGTTGGACATTCCCTTTTCGTACATCTCGTCAAAAACGTACAGCGTGCGGCTCACGCGGTCGATCATGCCGCAGAACAGTGCGGTCGGGTCGTTCGTGTAGCCGAAGTCAAGTCCGAACACGGTGTGAAGTTCCGGCCTGCGACGCAGCTCGTCAATGTCGAACTCTCGTTCTTCCCAGTTCTCGAAGATCAGGCCGTCCACAATGCCCCAGTCACCCAGACCGGCAACACGGTAGCGCCGAGGATTGTTCTGCCGCATACGCTCGAACAGGCGCTTGTCTGCGTCGTCCAGCCACTCGTTGCAGGTGTAATTGGTCGTCATGGCGAGAATGTCCGGATCCGGCGGCGCATCGAAAAAGCGCTTTTTCAGCCAGTGATGCTCGTTCCATGGGTTGAACGTGATCGTGATCTGCTTGAACAGTCCCGGCGCACTCTCGCCTCGAATGGACTCGTCCAGCATATCGAAGTCCTTCTCGCGAGTGACCTCGTAGGCCTCCTCGAGCCAGAGGAAGCACAGCTGACCAACGTCAACCGTGATGGACGTCACCTTGAGCGGATCGTCCAGACCGCGGAAGTAGATCTTCTGGCCGGTCGGCAGATATGTCATTTCAAGCGGGCTTTCCTTGACCGCCCACCATGCGTCAACACCCAGCCGGTGGATCGCCCACTTGAGCTCAGCAAAGCAGGAGTCCTTCAGCGTGCGGTACGTCTTGCGGACGACCAGCAGATTGGCTTCCGGGTACTCCATGATGCGGTTTATCTGGTTGAGCGCAGTCGTCTTGCTCTTCTTGCTGGCACGGCTTCCCTTGCACACGCGGTATCGGCCCTTGAAGTTCCAGAACGTGCCGTAGCCGCGCCCGACGATCTCCGGCAGGCGCAGGATTCGCTTGTCAGTCTTCAAGCTCATCACCGCCGGTGATGACGACGGGGACAACGCTGGAGTGCTCCACCTGCTGCTTGTCGCGCCAGCGATCGGGCCGGCGGTTCTTCAGCCAGAAGATCTGCGCGGTCGTATCCGGCGGAATGTGCTTGACCGTCTGCACGGTCTTAATGCTCTTCTTGCCGCCCTCGCGGCTGCGCTCTATGCGCTCCTCGGTGTAGTCGTAGCCGAGTGCACGCTTGAGTAAAGCGTTCTCAACTTCGATGTCTACGACCTCTTTCCCCCTTTTTAGGGCCTCCGAAAACTCCGAGTATTTGTTTTTCCAGTCGTACAGCGTACTGGTCGTAATGCCGATCCTGGCTGCGATCTGCTCATCGGTCAGACCGTCCCTCGCCCACGCCTCCAGACGGGTGATGCCGTCCGGCGTAAGCCATTCTTGATATTTGCCTTTTGCCATTCTGCACCGTCCTTTCTGAAAAATGGGTACGAAAAAGCACTCTCGAATGAGAGTGCCTTTCCACGGAGGTCAATGCCGTAACATGAAGCAAGAGGAGCAGGGGTCTGGGTTTCACCCCTGTCAACTTCACGATATAAGAATATCACGGCTTCTATGTCACGAAGTGCAAATTTCCAAAAAAATTTACGGTAGATCCAGATATTTCTCAACCGTGCGCACAAACTCCGCATTCCACATCTTGGCCGTCCTCTCGCTCACCGGCACGCACATCGCCGCGCCGTACAATGTGTGGCTTCGCTTCCAGTACACACGGTCGATCAGCTCCATGCGCTGGCGGCCGTGCTTCATCACCTCGGTTTCCGAGATGGCAGCCCGTACCGCATCATACCGCCGCTGCTCCTTGTCTGTCAGGCGGTCAACGACCGCACGCTCAACCGGACTGCCGCCGCCGCTATGACCGCCGGATGCGCCGTAGGCCGGTGTGCAAGGCGTGTCGCCCACGCTTTCCGCCTTGCGGCACAGTGCCGGGTATGACCGGATGATGCGCTTTGTGTACTCCCACCAGTCCTCACGCTTGTTCAATGTCTTCCCTCCCTGTCCGTAATACCGTAGCGCCACACGAGGTAGCGCTTGATTTCTTTCAGATACTCTCTCATTTCAGGACTATACATTATCCGTCCAGCCACCTGTTTTCCAGCGCGCAGAAACCATATACCGCGCCGCAGGTCAGCGCGATCCAGAACACCCAGAACACAACGACGAGTACACCTGCATTTTTTACAGCACGGTCTACGACCGCCTGCGGCTCTGTGTCGGCATAGAACTCATTATCGTCCGCGATCATATGATCCTTGATCCGGGTATGTATGCTGCCGACCATGCTGGCATCTGCGACTACGTAATAATGCCGCAGTTCACTATTGTCATAAATCATACTGCCCTGCCGATGGGTGGAAACAGAAAACTTGTCCGCCGGAAACGATACGCCCATAAATGAAAAGGTTTCCGTGCTGTCTTCTTCTCGTTTCACCCTGTCCCACGTCCAATATATCTCGGTGCGGGTGTGCGTATGTCCCTTGCTATCGGTATAGGTCACTTCGCGCGTGTGCATGGTGTATCGTTCCGTGATTCTGATCAGTTTTGCGTATTCGCCGTCCAAATCATCTGCCGAAACGGGTTGTTCAGCGATCAGATTGCCGTAAGCGATGACGTTTCCGAAATCGGTAGCCAGCGCGTACTGAAACTGCTCATCGTCTGTGATCTGCGCTGCCGTGGTGAATTTCTCGTTTTCTTCGGCAATATGGTCACCGATTTTACTGCCGATCAGGAAGCCCAGCGCCAGCATAACAAACACGATTGCAACGCTGAATGCCATTTCACGAGGCTTAATCTCCATCGCTGTCACCGAACAGGTTCTGCGGAGCATCTTCCGGTGCGTCGTAGTCCGCATAGGTCGTGTCGATTGCCTGATAGTTCATTACTCGCAGCAGGAAACCAGTTGGGAAAGACCGTACCAGCTTGTTGTATGCCCGTACCTGCTGATTATAGTTGTTGCGGTACTGCGCGATCTGGTTCTCGGTTAGCGCAAGCTCGGTCATGAGCTGCTTGTAATTTTCGTTTGCCTTGAGTTCCGGGTACTGCTCTGCAACGGCGTTCAACGCAACCTGCGCTTGTTCGACCTTGCCGGACGCGGCAGCAGCTCGAGCCTGTGTAATCCTGGTCAGCGTATCGCCCTCGTAATTCTGGTAGGACTTCACTGCGTCCGCCAGATTGTACACGAGGTCAACACGGCGTTTCTCGGCTACCTGTACGTCGGCCGCCGCCGAACTGACCTGTTCCTCTGCCGACACCGCACGGTTATTGGCCGATATGAATGCAGCGGCAATCATAAGTACCAGCGCGGCCACGATAGCCAGCACGATTAAAGCAATTTTCTTCATTTCTGTTCCTCCAGATATTTTCTCATAATTCGGACCGCTACGCGGCAGGCTTCCTCGCACGCAGCCATCATCTTCTCTCGACCGTGCAGACCGCCGTAGTATTCGATCGTTGCCAGCTCCTCGGCTGTCGTTTCCGGGTCGAGGATGCGGATTGCCTGGTTAATCGTCATGGGTGTCCTCCTCACCCCGCAGATGATGCATCAGGAAGTCGGCCTCCGGCACGTCACAGAACTCGTCCTTGTTACGGCCGACCACGAGAATCGGACCGACGAAATCCACGTCGACGAACCGGCAGTTGTACGGCATTCCGAGCGGCACTCCTTCCTCGTTGCAGATAACGACGACATCCGATGCAATCGTTACGGTTTCGATGTCGCCGCCGACCTCGGCCTGCAAGGCTTTCAGCGTGTTGTCGATGTCAATCAGCTCCGGCGCACAGCCGGGCTTTTTACGGATTGCTTTCATGGTTGTTCTCTCCCTTCGTTGTCGGCAGCGCCTTTCCGAACGTCAGCCGCTTGACGCGCCGTGCGAGAATGCTCGGCAGGCAGATATTGCCGTCGAACTCTCCTGCCATCCAGAGCGGACAGGCGGGCGTGCAGTGCGAGCGGTCTTTGTAGCACGCGCCCTCGTCCCGTTCGAGCGTTTCGAGCAGCTCGCGCAGAAGATTCAGCTCACGGTCGGTCATGTGATGCGCCTCCGTTCCATTGCCACGCGCAGAACGTCTCGTCACAGTCGGTGCAGAGTCGTGCCTCCGGGTTCATATGACCGATGCAGCCCATGCAGCCGCCGAGGCGCTTGAGCTGCGCAAGCAGCGTGTCGCGTTCCTTTGCGACCTGCTCCAGCGCGTGTTCATACAGGCTCAGCCGCACCGCGGCCTCTCTTGCGATCGCACAGCCATGCACGCCGCAGTTGTGCTCATGCCCGCAGCCGAGGCAGGCCAGAGAGCCGGTCTGCACTTTCAGACTTTGCAGTGACTTGATAAGCTCGTCAGTTTTCATGGTTATCACCTCAAAAAACGTATTGTGCGCGGACTGCGGCCTGCAACTGCTTTGGCAACTGCAAATCGCTTCATCAGCACCTCATTTCGCGTTTTGCCATAGGGCACGATCGCTGTTTCCTTTGGGCGGACATCGTAATCATACAGAATGATCTCCAGCTGACTCTTGACAATCTGCAGGTCGCTGCCTGACTGTATATACACATCCAGCAATCGGTCGATCAATTTTTCTGTCAGTTGCACATCATCATCTCCCATCGTATCCGTTCACACCAGGCATCTGACAAATACAATCCCGGCATGAACCAGATGTCCTGCCCTGCTTTCCGGCGCGGAATGATTTTTCCCACTGCCGGGTTTGACAGTGTATCCGCAATCACCACATAACCGGCACAGCCAAGCAGACTGAGTTGAATGTAACACATCAGCGCCGCCGTGCGGTCTACGTCCTGCCCTACGAACAACGCCTGATCCGTTCCGATGCCCGTGTGTTTCAGACTGTTTCGCGCCGCGATCAGCGTTGCACCCGCACCGCACGCACAGTCGTTCACCTTACAGTATCCGTGTTCTGCTACCTGTTCGACAGCACTTCGGATCGTTACCGACGACAGCAGCCTGCACACACTGTACGGAGTGAAAAACTGACCATGCCAATGACTGCCAAGTTCCAGCCGCATAAACATATCACCAAGGAAATCCTGTTCCGGCTGCTCTTCCAGTGCCGTCACCATTTGTGAAAACAGTTCTGCGAAAACGCTCTGTTCCGCTCTGTCGTACTGCTGCATGATCTCGTTATACTGCTTTTCGCGCTTTGCCTGCATATCACAGCGGTTTGACAACGCAATCGCAGTCAGCTGTACAAAGTCGCTCCACACCTGCCATGCACTTGTATGGCTGCACAGCTTTTGGAACGTCTGGCAGAAAGTTTTCTGTGCCTCAGTTTGAAAAGCAGGCGCTTTCATTTTGTCAGCAGCTCCTTCCGCAGCTCTTTGAGCTTGTCCGTCAGCAGGCTCTCGGCCTTGCTCCCGGCTTTCAACTTGCCGCCCTTGTTGCAGAGATTGAAACGCGGACGGTTGACATTGCCCATGCCCATGCTGCCGCCCGGAAAGAAGTCGTCACCCTCATACCAGCTGGCCGTAAAGAACGAGCCGTCCGGCAGGTCGAGCCGGTACACACTCAACCCGATTTCGGGCGCCTTGTGCCAGATACCCCAGCTGCGCCAGTCGGCCAGAACGGCCTTGCGCTTGCTCTCGTTGGTCAGGGCGAGAATGTCCTTACCTGTCAGTTCCAGTATCATACCTCATTGCCTCCCATCCGCAGCAGCTCTGTGATGACGCACTCCGAGCAGTGCTCGATGAGGCTGTCATGGCCCTTGATTTCTCGCGGAAATCTGCAATACTCGTCACAGAACTCCTCTGCGACCTTGTTTGCCCGCTGCTCCCAGCAGGCCGGATGGAACACAGATGCAGCCTTAACCGGCTGTCCGCAGAATTTACATTTTGCCATTATGCTGTTCTCCTCCTCAGTCCACTTCTTCCCCACGTTCGATTGCTTCCTGGCGTCTCTTTCTGATCTCCGCCTTCTGTGCAAGCCATGCCTCCTCCCAGTCCGCGAGCGGCGCGTTTTCCTGCTCACAGCTCGAGCCGTGAAGGTTCGCCGGGCTGAGATAGCCGCCGTCGTCCGCCTGCTTTGGTCTGCTCTGCTCGATCGGCTTCGCCCTGGTCGCGCCGAGATCTGCCGCCGTCAGGATACCGTCCCTCTCGCAGCTTTGCAGCACGGTGCGGAAGTACGCCGCAGGACTCCTCGGTGTCTTATCGTTGGTCTGCCGCGCAGCGTCTAAAAACACTTCCTGCTGCATACCCAGCTTTTGCAGACGTGCCAGTTCCAGACAGAAATTCTTATCAAATCTACATCCCAGCAGCTCCTCCAGCTCATCAGCCAGAGCGCTCGCCGGCGCACTGCTCTGCTGTTCTCTGCTGTGCTGTACTATACTGTTCTCTCCTGTGCTGTCCTGTTCTGTACTGTGTGTACTTTCCGGCTGAGAAACGTCCGTTTCTTGCCCAGTTATATGTTTTTCTCGCCAAGAAATAAAGGATTGCAGCACAAAAGACTTGCCGCTCGGGTTTTTCTCTCGCATCTCTTCCTCGGTCGGCAGCCAGATGTCAAAGTTAATCTGCACGCCGCTGCGTCCCAGCGTGGCAATGAAATAACTCATCTGCATTCTTTTCGACGTGATAAACCCTCGCTTGTACAGGCCGTCGCTAAAAAGTTCACACTCCACCAAACGGTCGATCACGTTCGCAATTGTCTCCACCGGCACGGCGTACCGCCCGGCAACGTATTCCGAAAGCTGCCAGAGAACGTCTTCACGCCCTCGGCCGGAATAATTGATGTAATAGCCCTTATCGCCGTAGGCGATGTCGAGCAGGCACTCATAGATATATGGCCCGAGCACGCCGAATTCCTGCCGCACACTTCGCAGCTTGGGATCGCGGAACAGCCCTATATCTCTCGGCCACCAGTCCAACGCAACTTTACAATTTCTGCCCGTAGTATCACCTCCGGTTTTCAGGGCAGGAAGGGCGGGGTTGCCGCCCTGTGCCTTGCCTGCTTACGCCAGAATGATAACGTCCTCGCGGAGATCCTGCGGAATGTGCTGCTCGAACCAGTCACGGATATTTGCGATAGCCTCACGCTTCCATGCATCCGCATCAGCCGCAAAGAGCGCCGCCTGCACCTCATCGCCGGTCTGGCGAATACGGAACACAAACGGACTTTTCGGCTGCTCGACCTCGGTAAAGGTGCGGTACGGCGCCAGCACGACCGGGTTCGGCACGCTCACCTGCTTCACAAGAGAAATACCGCTGCGGGCCGTCACGCGCTGCGTCATGCCGTCGTCTGCCAGCGATACGCCATTCTCGGTCGTTACCGTGCTGATGAGCTGCACCAGCGTGTCGCGGTTTTCACTCGGCACGAAATGCGTCTGCATATTGATGATGAACTCCTCCACGCCCAGCCAGCGGCCAAACGGGAACGCCGGTGCGGACAACTCGGCTTCCAGCAGGCACTCACGTGCCTTGTCGCTGTTCAGCTCGCGGTACAGATACACCTCATTGTAGTCCGCAACGTGGATAACGAAGCGGCGGCTGAGGCTGTCCTCGTCCTCGGCGCACTCATCCGCGCCGCTCTCGATGTAGTCGCGCACCGCCGAAAGCGTATGTACCGCCAGCGGCGATGCCGTCAGCTCGTTCGGGATGCGGTGCAGCGTGCGGTCTGCATAGTGGCTGCCATTGCGGAACTCCAGATGCGGAGCCGAAAGGTTTACGATATATTCCAGTGCTTCCTTGATCATTTTGAATATCCTCCTTGTGATTTACGCCAGCTTGACGACCTTGGGTTCGGTGTCAACGGACAGGTCGAACGACTGCTGACCGGGCACCTGCGGCGTGTACTCCATAACGATGGGGTCTGCGTCCGTACCGCCGAGCAGCAGTGCGCCGTCGATCGGCTTGACCGGAACCAGCTTGCTGCTCACCTCTGCACGGACCGCCACGCTGTCGCGGTTCTCGGTCGGCACGATGGACAGCTTGATCGTCAGCGTGCGCGCCTTTTTCGCCTCAGTGTTGAGGTCGCGGCAGTTTTTCATGATGCGCGTCAGCTCGTAGGCCGCGCGCTCACCGATCGCGCCATTCATCATATCCAGAATGCTGATCTCCTTGACTTCGCCGGTGTTATTAAAGTTGCTCATGGTTGTACCTCTCCTTCATTGCACGCTTGTAGAATCTCATCAGACTGTCAATAACCTCGCCAGGCTCGATTGACCAGCGTTCCGCATAGCGCAGGATTGCACCGGCGGTACGGTTATCGACTGCAACAGTCATAGTCAGCTTTTCGCCCAGCTTGTACTGCACAGCAGCAGATTTCGGCTCCGGTTTCGGTGTAATTGGCACCGGTTCATCCGGTACGATGTACTCCGTCCCCAGCATTTTGCTGTGGCAGCCGCTGCACATATCCATCCGTGTCCGTTTGCCGGTATATCGGATGTCTGCACGTTTCTGTAAAGCCTGTGCGCAGGTCAGGCATAATTTCTTACGCATAGTTACTCCTCGCAAATCCGAATGGTGATACCCGGAAACTCTCTTTCAAACCGCCGCTGCCATGCCTCTGCCCTGCTGTTGCCGGCGGACAGATGCAGCAGCCAGATGGTGAGCACGCCGCTGAGATCCTGCTTGTGCAGCCATTTGATAACGTCCGACACCTCGAAATGGCTGTGCCGAATGCGCTCCTTGAGCACCGAGGGAATGCGGTCGCTGCGACCCAGCAGGCTTTCCTCGTAGTTGCACTCGACGGCGATATAGGTCAGCCGGTCAGCGGTGACACCCAGATTGGCGGTATCGACCGCCCAGAGCAGCCGCTCCTTCGTGCGGCCGTCCTCAATGAGAAAACCGAGCGGCTCCTCCACATTGTGATAGGTGCGGAACGGAACAACGGTCAGGTGTCCGAACCGCAGTACCTCTCCTGCCCGGATGAGGTGCGCCGCGTCCATTGCATCCTTGTGGGCGGCGGCCGTGCCCTCGCTCATGTATACCGGCACGCCCACTTTCAGCATCTGTGCAGCGGCTTTCGCGTGATCCTGATGCTCATGGCTGACAAGGCAGGCGGTAATGTCCGCCACGCCATAGCCAAGCCGCTTTTGCAGCTCCCTGAACGACAGGCCGCATTCCAGCAGCAGGGTCGTTTCACCGTCCGACACAACGTAGGCGTTGCCGCGGGAGCTGCTCGCCAGTGATGTAAACGTCAAATCGGGCACGCTCCTTTGCTGTCAGGCGGCGTTTCCGGTTCTTCGGGCGGAATATCGACCTTTTCCTCGGGTACGTTGTCCGCGAACTGCGTAGACTTGCGGATGATGTCCTGCACCCACTCGGGCAGTTTGCCGAACGTTTCCATATCCGGCTCATCCGCATCAAATACGAGGATTTCACTCTCCGGCTGCGGTGCCGGAAGGCCTTTCGGAAAACCGGTGACGGCCTCAATGCGGTTGTACTTGCTGCCGTCATCCTTTTCAACGACCGTGACGCTGAGCATGGCCGGTACGCCTGCCATCTGCATCAGGTCGAAGCCGTCACCGGCCGGATCCAATTCTGCATCGGTCAGGGCCTTGCCGCGCCACGCGGTCAGCATCTGGAACAGTGCCGCACGCTCATGCAGCGATACCGTAAACCGGCGGGACGACAACCAGCGCGGCTTATCCTCGCCGTCCACCTCGACGCGCTCGTCCGGAATTTCGAAGATGAACATACATTCCTCGGCGTACTTGCCCTGCTTCTGCTTCTCGAACTGCTTGTACTGCTGACCGAGGTCAACGACCGCAACGCAAACACCCATATAAGTGCCGCCGTCCATCGGCGGAATGCTGCTCGCCGCCTTGCGCTTTGCCTTCAAACTCATTCGATTCTCAACTCCTTATCTGCTTCAGAAACCACCAGCCGCACGACCTGTGAGCCGATGGGCTGCAAGTGCGTGACGCTCTCGGCGTTGTCCACGAAAAGCGGTACGCGCACGCCGTAGAACTCGCTCAGCGTGTCGATAATGTCCATGCCGATATTGATTTTCATAGCGTTGTTCGTACCCTCGAACGCTGTCCCGTTGCTGTCCATCGGCTCACAGCAATCAGCCAGACCGCCGTTGACCTGCTCGGTGAACAGCCGCCAGCGCGTCAGGCGGAACCGGCTGTTGACGCTCTCGGTGATGGCCTGCACGCGGTAGCGCGTGAACTCCTCACACATGGCGATGAGCCTGTCCATCTGCTCGACCTCGGCGGCTGCAGTGCGCTGCTCGGCCTGCAATTCAGCAATGCGCTTTTTCGCATCCGCGAGGGTCAGCTCCTTAGCGAGAACGGCATCACTTTCCAGTTTGCGGCGCGTCAGTTCGGCGTGCTCGGCTTCCAGGCGGCTCTTTTCCGCTGCGGTATCACCGGACAGGCGGTCAAGCCGCTTCTCTGCGTCCGCGATAAGCGTCCGAATGGCATTCCCACGGCGGTCGTAGTCCGGCAGGTTTTCCGGCTCTACGATGACCGGCGGCGTGTATCCGTCAAGGGCAATCCGCACTTTCTGCACCTCGTCCTGTGCGGATTTCAGCGCCGTTTCGGCACTCGCAAGGCGCTCCTGTGCGGCGGCAATGCCCTGCTTGACCCGCTTGCTGTCCTCAAGGAGTGCGCCCTTGCGCTGCTGCTGATGGGCGGCAAAGGTCGTTCGCGCCTCTGCAACCTGCTCTGCCGGCAGCGGCTGATGGCAGGTCGGACAGACCGTGTCCGTGAACTCCTCGGCATCAATCGCACGCCAGCGGGCGCGGTAATCGTTCAGGCGGGTTTCGCCGTCCGCGATGTACTGCTTTTCATGGTCAATGGTTCTCTGCAAGCGATCAACGTCCTGCTTGCGTTCGGAAAGCGCACGGCGCAGCTCATCGATCTTGTCCTCTACCGGCACACGCTGGCTGGCAAGATGGGCGTTGTTTTCTGCTTCCAGCTCACGGAGCTGGTTTTGCAGAGCGCCCAGCTCGTTGCGTGCCTGCGCGGCAAGGGTGTTGTTCGTGAGCTTCACCAGCTCACCCTGCACCCGCTCGCGCTCGGCCTGCAAACGGTCGCTTTCGCTGTGCGCCGCCGCGAAGTCAAGGCTTTCCAGCTCCGCTACCATGCGGCTGCACTCATCCACGCGGACCGGCAGCGTGTTCAGGTTTGCGTTCATGTCCTTGCGCTGCTTCATCAGCACGGACTTGTATTCATCCACCGTCCGGCGGCCGACTTTCTCGTTCAGTTCCGTAAACTGCGGTGCAGCCGCAAGCAGCTGCTTGTCCTCCGGCAGGCCGCAGATCTCAGCGAGCAGCGTGCGGCGGTCCTTCCAGTGCATTCCTTTCGTTACCGCCCAGACATCGGTGAGCAGCTTAAACTGTCTCTCGTCGATTAGCTCCGCGATGCGGCGCTTGTACTCGTTTTCCGCGAGCGGCACATCATCGATGTAGTAGTCGCGCGTGTCACCGGCGTAGCGCTCGATAGACGAACCGCGCGGCTTCTCCCACTTCTCACGCAGCACCTTGCGCAGCTTGAGCGGCTCGCCGTCCACCTCGAGAACCGCCGTGACCTCGGGCATCGTGCCTGCCGGCGCATGGTGCGGCTTGATGTCCGGCCGCGCGCCCCCGGCGCTGTCCTTGTTGAAGAGCAGCCACGTCAGCGCGTCGTAAACGCTGGTCTTGCCTGCGGCGTTCTCGCCGTAGATGTTGTTCACGCCCTCGTGAAAGTCGAGGTGCAGGACGTTGAAGCACTTGAAGTGCACCAAGTCCAAAGATTTCAGAAGGATGTTCATGCTTCCATCTCCTCCAGCAGGCTCTTGATGATGTCCTTCGGCGTGCCGCGGCGCAGCAGGTCGGCAATGTCGTCGCCGGTCAGCTTCGCGCCCTTGCGGACGATAGCGGCGTTGCAGCTGATATGGCTGCCATCTGCGTCCCACAGCGGCGAAAACTCGCTGGAGAACAGCTCAGTGAGCAGGAAACGGAACATACCGGCATCCTTCTTGTTCCGAGCCCTCATCTCGTTGTAAATACCGTTGATCGCAGCGCCGATCTCGGTAATGATAGTCGTGATGTCGCCCGCCATCTCGACTTCTGCGACGGTTGCCTTGCCTGCATTGGCGTTGCTGATAATCTTTACCATTGAAATTCTCCTAACTTCATGCTATTATGTGGTTGAATATATTTTTCTTTGCCGCTGATCGGGATTGCCGTCCTGACAGCGGCGTTTTTCATGCGCGTACTTCGTCATACGCGATGACGGCCACGATCTGACAGACCGATTCCTCGGTGTTCGGGTGCTGCTCGATGATGTACGACAGCTTGCGGATTTCCTGCTCGATGACCGACAAAGCCTTGCGCCAGCAGGCAGCCATCCTGTTAAAGTCGTCCACCCGGCCGACCACGTTGTCGAACGCCGTGAAGATCATGCGATCGAAGGCTTCATCGGACACATATAATTTAGGCACCGGAGCGGCAACAAGTATGTCCTCATCGTCCGGCGGTTCAGTCGTCGGCGGTTCTTCGACCTGCTCCGGCTCCTTGCTGCCGGTCCGCTGCCGTGCAGCCATGGCGGCCAGCTTGGTAACAACCTTATCACGGGATACGCCCAGCGCCTCCGCGATCTCGGTCGCAGACTTGCCCTCGTCGCGCAGCGTTGCCAACTGCTCGAGCTGTTCATCTGTCCAGTGGAAGTACGGGCGCTTGCTCGGCTTGATGCCGCGGCTGTGTTTCTCGGTGCCCTCTACGCCGAACTCGGATGCGACCGAGGCGAGGTCTGCGGCAAAATTGTTGTTAGACATTGGTTGCCCTTCTTTCTTATGTGTTGCTTGCGGCATACGCCTTTGCGCGGATACGCTCGGCATAGGCTTCGATGCTGTCGATGTAGATACGCCGTCGTCCGGCGTGGATCGTGGACGCCAGTTCTCCGGCTTTACAGAGATTGAAGATCGTGTTCTTGCCACAGTCCAACATCTCGCAAGCGCCTTCGTAGCTGACAGTTTCCTGGATAAGACGGCTTTTCATTAGAATCACCTCCTTCGTCAGGTATCAATTTGTAATACCTCTTTGATCGCTTCGGAGATTTTCGGGGCTTCTCACCTCGCTTTCGGGGGTAGCCTCCTATTCCAGTCTGTGTTATACTGAGGGCGGAAAGGAGGGAATATAATGCGTGCACCTATCTATGAAGCTTCTTCCGAATATTGTCCACATATCAGAGAAGAAGCCGCTATTGAGGTTAAATTCGTTCATGTTCCGATTTTAGGAACCGCCGCACCTCAATACAAAAAGTGCGCTTTCGAGTGCTCGGTATCAGACTGTGATCTGAACGGTGTGGTTTCCTGTCCGCTGTTCAGAAAGGCTCCGAATGCCATCACTCGTTAAACCGCAGGGGAAGATTTGCTGATCGCAGGTCTTCCCTCCCCTTTTTCATCACAGCGTCTAGCAACTCCTGTGGATACCGAACGCACGCAGGGGTCTTTATGTTGACGCAGTCTGCCACGAAGGTTAACTCCACCGTTGGCATAGCTCCTCCGACTTGCCGAAACGTAACCGCGCTCACCATGTTAGAAATATCGGTGCCGTTCAGCAGTAACTTAGTCGCACACCCATTGCTGTCGGTTGTGATTTCAATATTGGCGTTCATCTTCTCGCCTCGCTTTCTTGATCTTCGTTGCCCCTCCCCCGTCTAGTGTGATATACTGGAAGCCGAAAGGAGGGATAGTCTTATGAAAGAAATTGATTTTGAAGCGATTCGTCAAACTGCCTTTGAGAA